AGACTTGTGGTATGACGGCACAAAAACTATCACGGGTAACGCTACAGCACCCACTGATGACTCAATAACTATTAATGAAACAGGTGCGGCATTGGCGGCGGTGGGCATCACTGCTCCTGTCGGACCCATAGTTGTATCAGGTGACTGTGAGCTAATATCTGGGCAGGTTGATCTTAGTGTCATACCCGGATTTTCAGGTGTTGCAGCTTCTATTACTAGCAGTGGCACGTTTAGCTTTGACCTAGATTCTCAGGGTTTTGTAGGGTTCAAACGGTCATTTAGCAGTGGCGCTGTAGCTAATATAACTAATATTAAGGTCGATATTCGTTACGACTATGAGACAGGTGCCATCTGATGCAAGTAAACTACAGAACATTCCTACACAAAGATTGTGATAAAGGGGTTTTCGGACCTCTTTACACACGAAGTCCGTACCACTTAAAAGTAGGTACAGGTGGACATAGTTTCCATACAGGTACTCTTCGTCAGCTTGTAGATACCGACTATGAGCATAAGGATCTGTCGCTGTATGACTGGACAGGACGAGAGCTTTACGAGTTTGTTAGTACCGAAATAGGTGATAACAGCTACATGGGGGCAATAGAAACCACAGAAGACCAGGCCAGTCTTATGCAGGAGTATGTGGAGACTATCTCTCCACCCATTAATATATAGGAGAAACTTATGAGTTCTTGGATACAAGAAACTATAGATGAACTGGGATCAGACGATCCCTTAGAAGTCCAGGGAAGTCAATACGAACCTAGCTTTGAAGACTTCACAGATGCTGATGAAAGCACTAAGGCACTCTTCGATAACTATGATGAGGAGCTTGATGATGTCTCAGGAGCTGGTGACTTCAGCGACTGATATCGAACTGATTGCTACAGCCATGCTTGCCGAACACGGTGACTTGGCTAAAGCATCTAGGCATGATACAGTCCAGTACAATGCAATGGCCTTAAGAAAGCTAGTAGCATCTGAGCCAGCTATCCGAAGCCGCTACCAAGAACTATTGGCAGCAGAGCTGGAGAGTTCTGGTTTACATATTGCCGAGCGCATTCTAGTAATTAAGAAGTTACAGGACCAAGCCTTCGGTGACTTAGACAAGATGATACCAGCAGATCCTAAGGTTATTATTGATTGCTCAAAAGAAATATCACGGCTCATTGCAGAAAGCAAGGGCACTAACATATCTGGCAAAGCAGCTATTGCTATTGTCAGTAAGGAAGATGCCTCAGAGATCTTAGGAGCTTTCTTAGATTCCTAAGGAGAAACCCTTGAGCTATTTCTCAGGCAAAGATGCGCATGAGATAGATGCCTTACGTAAGTACTTATTACAAGACTTTGAAGCATTTTCTAAGTTCTGTTTTAAGATACTTACAGGCACTAAGCTGTTGCATGTAGACTACTACGAGGTACTGTTCCAGGCCATTCAGAAAATGATTGACCAAGACAGCACCCGTATGATAATTAATATCCCACCTAGAGCTGGTAAAACTTTGATTGTATCTCAGTTGCTCCCACTCTTTGCATGGGCCCGTAACCCTTCTGGACATACCATCTTGACTGGGTTCAACTCTGATGTACTCGCTGAATCTTCAGGCTACATTAGAACTATTATGACAGATCCAGACTTTCAACTTGTCTTCCCTGACGTTAAGCTAGACTTAAATAAGAAGTCAGTTGAAAAATTGGGTACGATGTCTGCTGGAGTTGTGCATGCTATCCCTACTACTGGTAAACTTACTGGTAAGGGTGCAGGTACATTAGCACCAGACTTCGCAGGCATTCTGTGCATTGATGATGTTATTAAGCCTGATGACGCTAACAGTCCTACTGAGCGTGACAAGGTAAATAACAGATTCCAGAATACTATTTTAAGTCGCTTGGCTTCTGAGACTACTCCGCTAGTTGTGATTATGCAACGGCTACATGCTGATGACCTTTGTGGTTTTATCATGAAAGGGAACACCTCAGACACTTACGACTGGCTAAACATACCGGGTATTGTCACTCCTGAGACAGGATCAGCTGCTTGGTATCAGAAACAGATTGATGAATACGGATACACTTCTGTTAACCCTATCTTGTACAACCTACCTGAGTCTGACATGCGTAAGTATGAGACTCATATGTTTGAAGGTAAGGAACAGTTGGTGTCTAGCTTCTGGTCAGTCCGTAAGAACCTTAAGAGTTTGCTTGGCTTGTATGCTAAAGATGCCTATACCTTCTTCTCTCAGTACATGGGAATGCCTATTGGCAAGGGTAAGGCTGCTCTAAAGGCAGAGGATATTTACTCTTATAACAGCCTAGAAGACTTCCGTATACGTTATACCTTTATAACAGCCGATACTGCTGCAACTACTCAGACTTATTCTGACTACTCAGTTGCATGTTACTGGGGAGTGACACAGAACAAGGAACTATTGTTAATAGATTGTATTATTGACAAATGGGAAGTGCCAGAACTTATCCCAGCTATGAGGGATTTCTGGAGGAAGCATAGTGAGTTTGATATGTCTAGGCCAACTATGCAGCCTCAAGCTTTCTATATGGAAGATAAGTCATCAGGTTTGTTCCTAAACCAGCAGTTCCTGAAGGACGGCACAGTAAATGTTAGGCCAGTTCCCAGAGATGGTACGGTTAACAACGATAAATTTTCACGCTTTCTGAATACATTACCCTACTTTAAGGCAGGACGTATTCGACTTCCTAGAAGTCACGAGCATTATGATTACATAAAAAGAGAACTCCTTGGCCAATCCGAGTATGGAAGTGCAACTGGACACGATGATGCAGCTGATAACGTATCAGATGCTGTGGCTATTGCATTCGCTAACGAAGGTATGTCTTACGGAGACTGGAGTTAAATATGTTAAGAACACGGCTAGACGGTCGATCTGAGAAGAATGACACAATACTAATAATGGACCAAGACGGCAATGTTGTAGGCAAGATTAAAATAGCCAATAACTCAAAAGTCGAACTTGAAATTGAAACTGACCCTTCTTATTACGTTACTAAACCAAATGGATGGTCTTCTAAATAGGATATAATAGTAATGCAGCTAACTACAGATTGGACTGAGATCTCTACTTCCTCTATCATACTTCAGAAACATGGTAATAATTCAGTAGCACTTGTCTATTCAGCAACAACCCCAGCTGCAGATGAAGGTAATTTATTCACCTTAGTGGAAGGGAATACAGCACAGCTTTTCCCTGCTGTTGCTGGAGAGTCTTTGTGGGCTAAGGCCTCAAAGGACACCTCTGAAATATCTGTAGTAGAGTACAATGCAAGTGGGTATGATGCAGAAGGCATAGAAACTCTAAGGCACTTCACATACAACCCGGGAACAGACAAGCTAGAAGCTGACAAAGCAATTGAGACTACACTTAACTCACTGTTCTTAGGTGAGCAGCATAAGATGTCTTCTGGGGCATCAAATATATACTTTACAGACCTGACTAAGGAGGCTAACTATCATCCGGTGTGGGGAGGTATTAAGGACCAATCTTTAGTATCTAACCAGCAAGCAGGTGAAGGTATTGAAGCACCTAAAGCAAGAGTATTTGGGGATTATGAAGTACTTGCACTGGGTGGAAATCCTGTTGACAATACATCCATACCTTATGATGGAGATAACTTCTTTCCTTTCAATATCTCTGGCTTGGGTATTACAACTAGGGTTGCAGAGGCTGTAAGTGCCTCTCACAAACTAAAGTACGAACTGTCTGTAGATGGCACTGCTGTTTACGTGCAATACCTGGACCATAGCGGGTTAGCAATTAACCAAGACTTAACCTGGTACTTTGACCATCCCTTGGATATTGAGGCAGGCTCAACTAACCATGCATCTATTACAAAAGTAGCTGTGGACGCAGATGGAGTAGAAAGTGACATTGGATTATTACTTGTCTGTGAGGGCGATGAGTTAGATGGAGGTTCTGAGAGATACCAAACCACAGTAAAGAACAGAAGATTTGAAGATAAAGAGATAGCGTACAAAGATGACGTCAACTCTATTGTATCTGGCTCAGTGTACAAAGGACAGTATAATGCAAGTACTGACGTACCCTCACTGCCTACAGGCTCTGACTCCTTAGGAGATCACTACAGAGTATCTGTTGATGGTAATGGATTTGAGACTGGAGATCTTCGTATATTTAACGGAACTTCTTACGATCATATTCCTGTAAAAGCTGTAACATTAAATGAAATAGAGACATCTACCTTAAAGGTATATGATGTATATGTTAAGGCCAATTACTTGGGTGAAACAAGCAATGGCACCGCCTTATATCCTTATAGCTCTATACAAGCATCAATAGATAACGCAGCTGACGGGGACTCTATTTACCTAGATGGGATATTTAATATTACTTCTGAGGTGTCAATTCCCAGTACTAAGTCATTGTCCTTCTATGGTAATGATAAGACTTGCATTCAATACTCCACATTCAATCCAGCTAACGGAGATGTCATATCTTTTGACGGAGATGGAACTAAGATCCTTAAGTTCACAAACATAAAGTTTAAGAATGCTGGTGGATATGGTCTTTACTTGAAGAAGACTTTTAAGACTGTAATTGAAAATTGTGGCTTTGAAAATAACGGATGGAATGGACAAGGGCTTCATACAGTACTTGACAGCACCTCTTCCGGTGTACTGGGTTACGACTCTACTAGCTCAGAATTGCAGGCATTCTACGCAGGTCCTAATGCTTCAAATGGTGGGGCAATGCGGGTGCAAGAGGCTACTCAAGTAGAGGTGGTTGGAAATAATGTTAAGAATAATCTAAGAGGAATAAGGCTTCAGGATTGTGGTATAAATGGGTACGGTTTTATTACTCGTAATGTATCTTCACAAAACATTGAAAGTGGAATATACCTAGCTGCGGGATCTCTATATGGATGCCAAAACATTGTTGTAACCATTAACAGCTCTGCGTACAATGCCAATAACGGACTTCTTTGTGTTGGAGGAATTAATAATAAGTTCTCCCAGAATGAGGTCACTGGTAACTGGAATGCAGGGTGTTACAACTGGGCTTCTACAAACTTTACTCTAAGAGATTGTGGACTGTATGACAACAACCGATCAGAGTTCAACGGTATTGGAAATACAGGTGATGCTAAGGGCAGTATCGCAATAGGTGATGCCTATAGTTCACTGGGTACGACAATCAGTATGAATCCAAATGCTAGATTTATAGCTGAGATATTAGATACTCAAGTACACTACACAGGACTAGGTTCTAATATTAGTAGGATTGGTATTTTCTTAACCCCAGAACTGAGTGCCTTACCTTCAAGCAGTAAGAACTTAATAAAGATTGATGATGTAGGTTTTATAGGCCAGGATCATTGCTTCGATTTTAGTGAAGTTGACCTGACTAATATTGACTTGTTACTAGGAGACAACTCGTACCAGAATGTAGGTGATACTATAATTAACCCGGCTTTAGATGGGGACTACTATGAGTTGCCTTATAGCAACCACATCACTAATCTTACAAAAGCTGACTTCACCTTAAATAGTACTGGAGGTATTTCCATCAAGGAAGGTGTTGGAGGGGCTGTTTTAAACCCTTATCAAGTTAATGAAATACAAGCTATTGCTCATGGAGCTGAAGTAAAAATAGTACTGAAAGGCAGTAATAAGATTCAATTCACTGTACCTGTATCTGGCTGCTCTATTGACGGAACTATGGTAAACTCAGTTTTATCTCAGGCCCTAGTTCAGCTTAACGACTTATTTACCAACACTACTGGTTTCGCTAGTGGCGGCAATCCTGTCACTGATTTTACTCTTAGTGGGGATAACCTTACACTGACTCTACAGGACAGTACTTCATATACAGTTGATGTTACTACCTTGGGTGTAGACGAGAATAAGTTTGTATCAAGCGGTGCCTTAAATGGATCTGACTTAGAGCTGACTATGAATGATTCTAGTATCATAACTATTGATGCAGTGAACATGATTAATGGGTCTAGTCTTCCTGCGAGATCTGAGGATTGGTATATAGCTTATGGCAATAACTCTGGAGATGTAGTTACGTATGCATCAGTAGTTTCTGCAATTAAAGGTAAGCAGCCATTTTATAATGGGGACTTCCTAGAGAAAGGTGAAGAGTATGTGTGGACTCATGAAGTTGGTGGATCTTATATACTAGGCATATACTCTGGTACTGAAGAGACTTCTGATGAAGTTGACATAATGTTCAACAATAAGTGGTCTACCAACTTCAAGTTCAGCTCCACTAACAATACAGTAAGGGAAACCTCTGTAGGTGTGGATGTAGGATCTAGGTATGCTTCAGGGTATAATATAAGCAACTCAACACTTCTTGCACTGTCTTATGACACTGACAACTACTTAAGACTTTGGGATATCTCTTCAGGAAGTAGAGTACTGATAGGAGAGTCAAATACTGGCTTAGTGGGTGATAGTCAAACTATCTTCTTTGGTGGAGACAACCAGCCTAATGCTAAGTTTCCTGTAGTGGTTAAGAGATTTTCAGAGTGGACTTTGGTTCATGACTTTGATAGCTCTGAAACTTCTGTTGTGACTGGTTTGGAAGCTGACTCAATAGTAAGATCTAATATATCTATTGAAGCTGGCGAAAAGCTTATGGTTAACTTAGACTTCGCAGGTAGGACTCAAAGGTTTGGTATTGAGTACTCTGGAGCATCTAGTGGTGTTAATAATGCTCAGGTCTACATAGATGGAGGTGAAGGTTTTGCCTATGGTACTCAAGAGCAATTAGTTAAGAGTGGCACTTTCTGGACTTGGAATACTAGCGCATCCAACTACGATCCATCAGGACCGCGTTGGACTAAGGGAGTTAGTGTTAACCTTGGCATGATATCATTAGTATACAACAATGATAACAGTCTGGACTTATACAGTGAGGACACAGGAGAGGTCATAGCTACCAAGACAGTTGATTTGGATGGCAGTCCTATAAACTTCTTCTACGGAGTAAATGAAGCCACAACTCCGAGCTATATGCCTAGCATATCTAAGCAGGCAATAGGTGCAGGCTCTCAGCCAATCACAACATTTGCACCTGATATTAGCAACCAATCCTTTGATATAACTGAAGGTGAGGCTTTTAATATCCAGATACTACTAGATGCAAACAGTGATATAGCCAATGTCTTTGGTGAGGAAGATGCTCCAAGCTGGGCCGTAATGAAGCAGGACACCGGTAATCTCTTTGGTACTGCACCTGCATGGTCTAATAATGGGGATACTTATGTCATTAATTGTAAGGCAGCAAATGCTTTAGGTGGCATAACATCTTTCCAAGTTACCTTGAATGTACTGGAGCAAACGTATACCAATACCAAATCCTTGAACTTTGAAGATGGTGTTTCCTCCTACTTAGGCGGTAATGCTGCCTTGATTACCTCATTAGAAAGAGCCAGCAATGGTTCAGGTGCTGGTGATGCTTGGTCGTTTGGTCTGTGGTTTAAAGGATCTACGGCAAGCTCTGGGCAGACTGTGTTTTACTTCGGCAGTAATGATGTAGGTAACAATGGACATATCGAGCTAAGGCAAACAAACCACAACGGTCTAAAACGCCTAAGACTTAGGTATGGTACTAATGGTAACTACATACAAATAACTACTCCATCAGGTTCCATAGATCCCACTAAATTCCAACACATCTTAGTTACTTATAACGGAGATGAGACTGGGGTAGCTAGCGGAGATACATCTAACTACTATGGTGCTTTCAATATTTATATTGATGGAGTTCTACAATCAACAAGCAACACACACTCTAACTATGGGTACAGTGGGGCTCTTGTAGGCCAGAACTTTAGATTTGGTAGATTCGCTAGTGGTACTTACGCTAAGGATATGCTATATAATCAGATGGCTATTTGGGGAAGTGATCAGTCTGCTAATGTCGCTGACATATATAATGGAGGGGTTACACAAGACTTAAGCTTACTATCTGATACGCCTGAGCACTACTATGAGATAGAGACATCTACGAGTACTGTTCAAGATTTAATTGGAAACGCGCATCTAGTTGGTTACAACTTCTCAAGTAATGATCTTGTAGATGATGCACCTTAATAGGAGAACTAAATGTTACTAAACGAAACTTGGGTGGAAGTATCTACTTCCGCCACAGTTCTACAAAAGTTAGGCAACTATGCAGTTAAGTTAGTGTATTCAGCAGGGTCCCCTAGCGGCCCTGTTGGTAGCTCTTTTACTTTGCCAGACAACAGCCCTCATTACTTTCCAAAAGTTACTGGAGAGTCCTTGTGGGCTATGGCTGCAAATTCAGCAGGGGCTAATATTTCCGTGAAAGAAGTATCTTAACTAATAAGGACTAATCATGACTGAGACAATTATCAACGATGATACTAAGTCTGTCTCTATGTTTGATGGTCTATCCAATCTTGCAACTGGATTAGGAACGGCGAAGGATAAGGGTACATATAATAGATGGGATCATAGTGGCAAGAACTATGACCATGTTGCCTTATCCGCACGTTACCGGGAAGACTGGCTATCTCAAAAGGTATGCCAGATCATCCCACAAGACCTGACAAGAGAGTGGCGAAAGCTTAGCTCGGATTCTGCACAAGAGGCTGACAGACAATTTGAAGTCTCCAACATATTCCGTGAAGCTCACAAATGGGCAAGGCTGTATGGTACATCATTTATTGTTTTAGACATTGATGATGGCCGCACTACAGACAAGCCAGTAAACTGGAAGAATCTCAAACCTGGATGCTTACGTTCAATGCATGTTGTTGACCGTACCCGTATTGTAACCTTGGGTGAGATTGATCAACGACCAATGAGTGTTACCTTTGGTATGCCTGATCACTACCAGTTCGTAAATACTACTTCACCTATACATAAAGATCGGTTGATAAGATTTGAAGGTACAGAGTTACCTATCTATGAACGTCAACGTAACTTGTGGTATAGTGATAGTGTTCTGATACCTTTGATGACCCAGATGGATGACTTCCACACTACTAGCCGGGCAGCTGCCCAAATGGTACAGGAGTCTAACACTGACATCATAAAGGTAGAGGGGCTAAGAAACATTCTACAGTCTGACGCTGGCACTAATGCTATGCTGAATCGCTTTACAGAATGGAAAAGTATTAAGTCAGTCTTTGGTGTATCAATCCTGGACTCCAATGAAGAGTACGAGCAGAAGAAGATACAGTTGTCTGGAGTAAAGGATTTGATATGGGAATACCTGAAGATGGTATCTGCCTCTGTATCTATTCCAGCCACAAGATTCTTATCTGCTTCACCTGATGGCATGAACGCTACAGGTGAGTCTGACTTAGTAAACTATATAGAAACACTCCAAGGACAGCACAAGTCTGTTTATGATCCTCGACTAATAGTTGTAGATCAATTACTGGCTGCACATTTCGGACTAGGTGAGGAAGAATTCAAATATGAATGGAATTGTATCTTCCCTGAGTCTGCTGCACAAAAGGCTGAACGACTACGCCTAAAGTCTGAGGAGATGTTAAACTATACTTCAGCGGGTATCCTAAGTCCTGAGTCTGCATTAGCAGAACTTAAAGACTATGGAGCAGTACTACCAACTGCCAAAGTAGGAATTGACCCGAATAAACTACCACCAACCACAGGAAAACCTAATGGCGATTCTAAGTGATGTAAAACTCGCTGACCGTATTGAAGTGCCTACGGAGCGAAAGCTTACCGACTCTGGACAGATGCATGTACCTTGTGCATTTGCCCGTACTGGTTCGCAACTATACTCAGCTAAACAGCTGGGACTGCAAGATGAAGATCCTAATAAAGTTATCACAGTATGGCGTGACGAAGCTGATGTGTTTGCTGAAGACTCTATGAGTACTTTCCGCTCTGCACCAGTTACTATCGGACACCCTAAAGATGCTGAAGGTAAGGCTATTGCAGTTACTGCAAAGAATGCTTCTGACCTTCAGGTAGGTATGCTTGAGGGCATGCCAGTTCGTGATGAGGACACCTTGACAGGTACATTGATCCTAACTGATCAAGCTGCTATTGACGTAATTGAAGGCGGCACTCAAGAGCTCTCGGCAGGCTATCTATGTGATATCGAAGAAGTAGATGGCAAGTATTACCAACGCAATATTCGTGCAAACCATATTGCAATCGTTGCTAAAGGTCGTGCTGGTTCAAGCTGCCGTGTTGCAGATGAGGATGAGCCTGCCATGGTTACTGATGAAGCTCATCAATTAGTAGTGGATGAGTTAGCTAAGGTTACAGCCGAACTAGAAACACAGAAGCAGCTTGTAACAGACTTCAAAGAGTCTGCCGAAAAAGCTGAGCTTACTGTAGAAAGTCTTAAAGTAGAGTTAGCTGATGCTGTGACTGCTGCGAGTGAGGGCGTAATTGAGCGCTGTCAAACTATCGAGAATGCTCGTCTAATTGCTGACATGCGTGACCTTGGTAGTAAATCTATTGCTGACATCCATCGTCTAGTAGTAGAAGACCAAATGCCTGAGAAGGATTTTAAAGATAAGAGTGAGGCTTATATTGCAGCCATGTTCGAAATCTTAGTAGATTCCTCTAAGGGCGAAACACCAATGGGCAAACTACTTAAGCAACAGGAGACTCACATTACTGTGGATTCTAAGCCTGTGCAGAAAGTGGCAGATGCTCGTGCCCGTATGATCGCTCGCCAGAAAAAAGCTGGCAAGTAATAACTCAATAATTACTAAGGAAATATATTATGCCTATTCAAGATTTTAACTTATACACCAAGAACGGTTACGCTGGCGATCTCGTAGATTCAGGTCCTCGCGTTGTCCAGACTGGTATCCTGACTGATGCCACTCTAGGCTTTGGTAAGGCTGTATCCCGTGATGCATCTGTTGACAACCCTCGTGGTGTGAAAGGTGGTACTGCTGATACTGCTAATGTAAAAGTATTCGCCATCTCACAGCGTGAATATAACCATGAAGCAAGTGTACGTCCTTCTGATGGCTCAACTGCTTACCTTGAAACTGAGTCAGTATCACTTATCCGTCAAGGTTATTTGTACATCCGTCTAGTAGGTACAACTGCTGTTACTGATTTGTCAGTACCTTTGAATGTTGTTACTACTGGCTCTAGTGGTATCTCTCCAGGCCCAGATGGTAAGGCCATCGTATTGGGTGACTTCACAGCTGTTACCCCTGGTACTGGTATTAAGGCGACCTCTAACGTCTACCCAGACGAGCTAGGCGGTGAAGGTGATATCATTAAGGTACGTATCGACATCTAAAGTCGGACTAACCGAACTCTTAAGGCCTGAGAATTCTCGGGCCAAATTAAATATCTATAAGGATCTATTATGTCTAAAGTAGTAAAAGCTTACGCAATTGATGAAGTATCTGGTAATCTGATGGAAGATCAGCCTATGGTTGACTACACACTTGACGATGCCACCTTGCACCTAATTAGTACTGGCATGCTTGCTAACGATGATGAAGGTGTATTCTTTCAGCGTCAGCTTGAATATATTCAGGCGGGAAGCTTCGACATTCTCTACCCTAATCTCAAGGGCCGTGAGTTGTTCGCACTTAATACTGAAGGTGGTGAGGGTATTAACTCTATCACTTACCGCAGCTATGACAAGCGTGGTGAGACTCAGGTAATTGCTGGTAAAGCAACTGACCTACCTCGTGGTGACATCCACGGTATCGAGAATACCATCTCTGTTAAGACCTTAGGTAACGCCTTTGGTTTCTCCCGTCAGGAACTTGCTTCTGCTAAGTTGACTGGCCTTCCTCTTGAAGCTCAGAAGGCTAATGCATCTCGTCTTTCTTATGAAGAGAAAGTAAACCAGTTGATCTTCTTTGGTGATCGTGCCAACAAGCTTCACGGTTTCTATGATGGTCCTGCCGATGCACCTTGCCTTACTGTTGATCGTAACGTAGTAGCTCAAGCCTCTGCTGGTTCTAATGTTCGCTGGCGTGGTCTTAAGACCCCTGATGAGATCATTGCAGATTTGAACACTGCACTGACTAAGATGTACTCTGACACCAAGCAGATATTCAGTCCTGATATGATCATCATGTCTGTTGCTAATAAGAAGTTGTTGCAGAACACTCCACGTTCTTTGCAGAGTGATGTATCTATCCTCAACTGGTTCTTGGCCAATAACGACTTCATTACTTCTGCGGATCAGATCAAAGACGTAAACGAAGTTGCTGGCATCTACCCAGCTACTAATGATGCAGGTTCTCCTACTGGTGCTTTGTCTGACCAGATCAAGCCTGGTAATGGTGGTGAAGGTTTCACTGTAGTTGCTTCAGGTGCAGATAACATGCGCGTTCGTGAGCCTTTCCCTTACATGCACTTGCCAGTACAGTACAAAGGCCTGGAGTTTGAAGTAAACTGCTATGGTCGCTTCGCTGGTCTTGAGATGATACGTCCAGCTGCCGTAAGCCATTGGGTTGGTATCTAATACTCCTTATTAAATAACCCCAGGGCCTATAAAGCGTAGGCCCTGGTAGTGGGAGATAGTGTATGACAATTAAACCCGCAAAACTTCTTTGCTTAGAGAACATCGTAGGGGCGACCTTGCTTTCGTTCTTTACGTGGGTAGTTCTATCCCTGTTCGAAATTGAACAGGCTGTTGCTGTTATTCAGTCAGAGCAGGTAATTGATAAGCAGGTAAATAAAGAAGTACGCGAGATGCGTGATATCATCATCAGAATTGACAGCAATGTTCATTACATACGTGAGGACATTGTTAGGTCACAGAACAAAACCAAATAACTTAAAGAGGAATCTATTGTGAAAATTCAATCCAAACTAGCCTTCAAAACTTCTATCCTAGCTCGTCATAAGATTGTTGACAAAGAAGCTGAAGCTGTAGTAATTGGTGGTCTTGTGCCAGAGTACTTAAACATTCCTGCCGGGTCTACTATTGAGTTGCCTGATAATGAATGGAAGAAGTTTGCAACTGCTGCTGAAGGCATGATCGAGAATGGCGAGCTAGTGTTACTAGTTGCTCCCAAGCTTTCAGATAAGGAAGCTAAGGCTGCTCGTGCTGCTAAAGTTGCTGCTGCTAAGGCATTACTTGCCGAAGAAGATGAAGCTACTAATAAGTCAGCCACTACTAAGTCTGCCACTAAGAAGGCTAAGTGATGGCTACTCTGGCAGACTTCCGCGCAAGACTTCCAGAGTTCAATGATGTACTAGATGCTCGTGTGCAGTTATTCCTAGATGATGCTGCACTGGTTATGTACTCTCCTGGGAAGTGGAGAGACGTTTACGACATTGCACAGGTGTACTTAGCAGCCCACTGGCTTTACGCAGCTAATAGGACAGAGGCAGGGGATGCAGGGGCACTAGCACCTGTAGCTCATAAAGAGACTAATGATGTAGTAATCAAAAGAGCTGTTGGTGCATCCAAGTCATCTTCTGATGACTTCGGATCAACCTCTTACGGGAAGCGGTATATGTTCTATCGTGACATGATGTTCGCAGGACCAGTAGGTATTTAGTATGACCATGCAAATGACAGAAGCCTTTGATGCTGACATGCTGACAAGGCTGACTAAGTACACAATATCCGCAGGTACTTATGATGCTAATAACGACTGGGTAGAAGGGGCTCAAGTAGCCTCCACTATCTTTGGAGTTATCATAGCAGGTAACAAGTTCTCCCAACTGGAAGAGGGTATTTCTGTAGATGCTACTCCTGGAGGGGAAAGGCTTCGTGACTACCTTAGTATGAGTTGCATTGATAAGTATAAGCTCGACCATGGGGACATGGTTGGTTATAAAAGTAAGTACTACCGAGTCATACAAATGAGTGATGAGGATACTTACGGGTATCGTGAATACTTGCTTGAGAAGGACAAGAACTGGAGCCCAGACTAATGAGATCAGATGTTCAGATTATGCAGTACTTCATAGACTTAATGGTAGGTATTCCTAAGTTTTCTTATCCAGCTAATAAGCAAGGTAAGCGGCCCAGTGGGGACTTCTGCTCTATTAAGTTAATTGAAGAGTATCAAGAAAGTATCCCGGCTCAATTCATTAAGTCACAAACTGATGAAACTACTACATACCTGACAAGATCATTATCCAGATTACGGTTCCGTATAGGTTTAGTGGATGAGGAAGGGACAGCCGGAATTAAAATCATGCATGGTTGGACTAGCCATGCTATGCGGTCATTGATGCATGAGACAGGCTTCGGGTTTATACGATGCACTCCTCTAGGTAACGAAGCTGCGAAGCTTGAGCATACTGAGTGGGAACCTAGACAAGGATTTAGCCTTGATGTCTATGCCGAGCGTAACTTTGAAGAGACTGTAAATAATATGCAGAAAGTCATAGTGGCAGGCAAGTTCATTACCCAAGGACTAGAAGAAGTAAACTTACCAGACATCGTTGTAAACCCTTACGACATTGACTATCCAAACTAACAAGGACCATATATATGGCTATTGAAATAACAGAATTCGCTAATGTCTCTATCTCTGTATCCCCTACGGGCGTACAAGGTGGTAACTTTGGCATCTTAGGATTCCTAGCAAGTGACGGTGATTCGGTACTTGCAGGTAAACAAATACTCCCAGCAGAGCGTTACCGTTCTTATACAAGCCTGGCTGGAGTAGCTGCTGATTGGGCCGCTACATCTGAAGTATACAAAGCGGCTACTGCCTTCTATGGACAGACCCCTACACCTACTGACTTTGTTGTTCAGATGTGTTATGAGTCTGCACAGCCTGCTACATTAACTGGTGGCGGTACTGGAACTGCTGATGAGCTTAAAGCGGCTATCCTAGGATCTGGTGATAGTGCTAACTTTACCATTGAGATGGATGCCTTAGGTGAAATTGTAGTAAGTGACTTAGATCTTACTAGTGTTCCAGCTCCTGCTACCTTTGATGCAATTGCATCTGAAGTTACTTTGCAGTTGATTGCTGGAGGACTAACAGGTATCAGTGTAACTCACAATGGATATCAATTCGTTGTAAAAGGTGTTGCAACAGGTGCTGGCGTAGGTTTGCTAACTGCTGCCACTGGCGGTGCTGCTGAGCTACTAGGACTACAGGTACATCAGGCTAAACTATCTCAAGGCATAGATTCAGAAACTGCACTAGATGCCTTAGCTGCTGCTGATGTAGCCGGTATTGATGCAGTAGGTCTAGTCACTGATAAGAAGTGGCGTGATAATAACTCTGCCGTACAGCCTGCCAATGTTACTGAGGCCATAGCTGTATACGCCGAAGGTGCTAAGCGTATCTTCTGCAATACTTCTAATGACACTACTTGCATTAGTGCTTTCGATGATAACAACCCAACTGATGTAATTCATAAGTTGAAGAACCGCACACTACGGTTTACTTTATCTACGTTTAGTAAGGATGCATCAGCGTACCCATCTGCTTCAGTATTTGGTCGTGCTGCCTCTGTAAACTTCTCAGCTGTTGACAGTACTATTACTTTGAACCTAAAGCAGATGCCCGGTATTTCTGCCGAGAATCTTACACCTAACGAACTGGCTAACCTACGTGCTCGTTTCGGTTCAGCTATTGTTCAGATTGGTACAGGTATTAATGCCCGTACTGGCTTTGTAGACTCACGCATGTCTTCTGGCTCATGGCTAGATACTACACATGGCCTGCTGTGGTTAGAGAATCGCTGTGAAGTTGATATCTTTAACTTACTGTACCAGAGTAATACTAAGATACCTTACACTCAGGAAGGTATTAATACTGTTGTATCTAAGTTAGATGGATCTCTTCAGGCTGCTGTTCGTAACGGACTATGCGCCCCTGGGTACTTGCCAAATGATGATAGATTCTTGCCTAAGGGATATCGTATCAATGCAGTATCTCTTGAAGACACTCCTAGCTCAGACAAATCAAACCGAGTGTACATGGGCATCTCTTTCGAGATGGTTGGTGCTGGTGCATTGCATGCAGTCGAGATCTCTGGCAGCTTCGCAGAGTAAATTTTAATAAGGGGCTACGGCCCCACTAATGAGGGTACTATATGTATCAGTACAGCTTTGCAAATACTGACCTAATCGTAACAGCAGACTACCCAGGGAATCAAAACCCAGCCACATTTAAGATTCGTGGCTATGCTGCTGGTGAGGGTCTGATTAATATCCAACGCCGTTCTCCTATTGCTACCACCATGTTCGGTGCATACGGTGATATGGTTGTCTCCATGCTACGTATTAAAGGTGGTGATGTAGCCTTCCCAGTTCTTATGAATGCTCCCGAGAACAAGTACCTGCAAGACTGGGCCAACTGGTTCCAAGAGCAGGCTATGGCTGGTGGTGAACTTATTCAGCCTATTCAAGTTGCCTTCCGAGACAACATGGGCAAAGACCAAGCACAATGTACTAATGGTGTGATCTTGGCTATGCCTGGTATGGTTCGTGGACAGACTATGAACACTGTTACTTGGGTTCTGTCGTTCGAGAAAATCGAATACGAGCGTAACTCAGGTGCAGATGCGAATAACCTTTAAGTAATACCTAGCCCTATCTCTTTTTGAGGTAGGGCTTTTACGTTAAACTATTTGGAGAAACTTATGAAAGATTACCATGCCGTACTTAAAGACGGACAAGAAATTTATATTGCTCAATGGAGTGCTTCCGTTGCGTACCAGAACTTAACACAAGTATGTAAAGCGTTTGGCCCAGCTCGGGTTGAAGCTATAGCAAAGCTTGATGAACACAGCATGGCCAACGCTCGTGCTAGTTTTATGGATAGAGAAGATGGCAAGCTCTTGTACGATGCTATGTGTCACTTCGTATGTACTGTAGGTATGGATGGCAAGCGTATTCTACCTAACAACTTTGACCAGATGTTTTCAGAGGACATCAACCTACCTCTTGAGATTTTCACTCATGTAGTGCATGCGGTCTACGCTAAGTTTTTCGGACACGGCTCAGTAGAGGACAGCTCCCTAGCCAGCTAAATACTGCTCAGGAAGGTGGAGGTGTCGGACTAGATTACTCTGAGATCTTCCCTGAACTGAATGGTTATCTACTGAAGCCAGTACTGAATGATCCACCCCTTTGTTCCTTGAGAGAGCTTGATGATGGTACATATAATCTATACGACATAGAACGTATGCATCATATCATGGAACTACAAAAACACATGAACCCACCAGCACCGCCTCCTGAATAGTCATGGGGCTGACGAGGCCCTACTATGGATGACTTTAATAGCCGCGATAACTTTAACGATAGCACAAGAGCTTTTGTTAAAGTAGATAGCGATGTAGAAGAAATAGAAAGACAGGATGAGTCCTACACACCAGATATGGATGGCCAACATACAAGTTCTTATGATGGACCTATCATTACTTCTGACCAAGCTGCTGAAGCAAGACGAGGGTTGGAGAACTTACAAGGTATGAACCTAGCTCCTGAGATCTTAGCAGCAGCTAGTGTAAAACTTACGGGAGTTTTAGATAACTACCAAGCACAGCGTAATGAAGTGCAAGATGAAAGAGATTTTGAGCATACCTCCCTTGAGGAGGCTTACGGTGGAATGACGGCTGCGGATTTGCAGCTTCGTCGTCTTCAAGGTGACAGCCCTAGCGACGTGACAGGATACTCAATGGGTACTCGCATGGCTATCAAGGACTTAGCCTCTGATCAGTTCCGTAGTATGAACACTTATGGTGTGGCCAGTATTGCTGAGCTTGATGCAGTACGTGCCCGAGCTGGCAATGCTATGGAGATCTCACCACACAAGTTCTCACAAGGTCTAAACATTGATGCTTCCCAAATAGCAAGTAAGGTGACTACTAAGAGTGGACGGACTTCTAGGGAGCAACAGAACTATGGCCGTAAGGAAGTAATACAGGCTGTTAAGTTCTTCGAAGGTATCGGAACAAACTTAGACCTTGGTCCTGGAGGTCGTTTAAATCTCCATAGTGGTAATGAAGAAACTGACAGCAAACAAAGAGATGACTTAGAATGGGCCATAAACTACACAGCCCGTTTTGCTGATAAAGTTATTCATCAGGACACCAAAGACTCTTCAATATATGAAGTACGTAAAGAGGCAACTCAACAGGCTGTACTTAATCGTATGCTGGAAGGTAAGAGATACAACAAACCTACCAAGGATGGTAAGTATTTCATGTTTGACGAAAAGACCCAACTACCTGTACCTTTAGACTTTGGTGTTCCAGGGTTGATTGACAACCTATCTAGGGGTGGCATAGTCAATGGCGAGTTCGAAGGTGATTCTGAGTTTAGTCAGAGAGAGTTTCAGCAAGCTGTACTAACTGGCAGTCACTCAGAAGGCTACTTGGCAGCAGCTGAGCCTAGTGTGGAAAGGTCACTTTGGCCTAAGCCTAGAGGAATTAAGAAGGGCTCTCCAGAAGAAACAGCATACTACCAAGAACGTAGGGCAGCTTACGAGCAAGAGAAAGAGGACTGGAAGAGAGCCTCAGCAATCTTGAATGCTCAGATGACTACTAACCAGAACGAGACTGACCCACAAAACAAAGGAAAGCGCTGGACAGGCTACGATGTAGATCCTGAGCAAGAGAAGAGGAATGCCTTGTTTGAGGAGGCCGCCATGCTAGACATAGACATGGTAGGAAGGAAGTCTTCAGGTAAAGTATCAAGATCATTCACTGTGGTTGCAACAGATACAGGGTTTGAGAGAAAGTATTCTGAAGTAGTTCAGAAAGGGTCTGATAGGGCAGGCAGGTACCGAGGAGGTGAAGACAGATCAGATCGTGATGACTTCATAGAAGCTGGCATGGAGTATGATCCAGTTAAGTCTTTCGTAGGTCCTATGCCGATTAAGCAAGGTACTGATGCATGGAAAGCACAACGTAAAGGTAACATCACTGCATCTGTAATTGGCCGCACTACTGAGGAGCTGGCTATAAACTTAGCCAACGAGCGTCTTGGTAATGAGGAGGAGTTCCTATCTTCTGGACATGTAAAAGAAGGTAACTTATACGAGGACAATGTAGGCAGAAGCTTCATGCACGAGCATGGGGAAAGACTTGGCCTAACAATGAAAGAAGCCTTCTTTGAAACTAATGCAGACTTACCCGGCTTTGGAGTATCTCCAGATGCTAACCTGTATGATAAGGATGGTAAACGATCTCTATTGGAACTGAAGTATCTGGCCTCTGATGGTACGATGGATAAGTCAATGAAGACTTACAAGGAGCAGTTGCAACTTCAAATGGCTGTAACAGGAGCTAAGGAAGCACACTTTTACAGACAGAACAAACGCACTGGTGAGAGCGCCTATGATTTAGTCAAGGCTGATCCAGAACTACAGGCAGAGCTAATCAAGCGTGGTCAGGACGCACATGAACTTGCCTCTACACTTGACGCTATAGGAGTGGATGATTTGAAAAAGAAACTCGCAAGTAGAAAGGATAGAGCTGCTGATAAAGAAGCTGGTCCTGCTACTGTAATGAAGACTGAAGAAAAGGCACAGGCTGCTAAAGCTACTGTCATGGATCTAAGCAAGGCTGCAACTAATGTACTGTCCGATGCTATTTCAAATGCAAATGGTCCTGTATCAGGTGACGGCTCAGGAGTTACTTCTATATCCAAGAAGGAATTCGGAGAACGCTTAGAGCGAGAAAAGAATATTGCCAACATGAAAACCTATACCGAAAATGTTGTTGGTATGAAGATGGCTCAAGATGCGGAAGATGCGGAACAGGCCAATGAAGCTGCTAAGGATGCTGCTAAGGCTAATAAGGATATGGCCAGAGCCTCTAAAGAAGCTTCAGCAAACTTAAAGAGGTTCGGATCATCTTTACTTCAGGTTGCTGGTGCTGTTGCAGGAGTCGCACTAGAAGGTAATGACACTGAGATGGCAACTCAACGGATTGCTTCTGAGACTGGTATGGATGCACAGCGTACAGAAGGAATGCGTAGGATGCTTGCTGAGGGTGGGGTTAAATATGAAGATACTGCGGGTATAATGCAGCAATTTGGTAGTCTATCTGGTGAGGCAGCAAGCTTTGACACATCCCCTATGCTACTCCGCATTAACGATAGGATGGGAAAGTACGGATCATTGCATGGCCTGCCAAAGCTCACCCACTCTGATGTCTATAATAAGTCTGGTGAAGCGCTTGCTGAGATGATTACTAAAAGAACTAACCAGCTTGAGAGTCCTGAGGCAAGACGAGACTACCTAAGAGGGTGGGGGCTAAGCAAGATGGCTCCTGCATTTGATAGAGATAATCCTAATAGGATAACTGCCGAGGGCATGTCCAATGTAATAGGGGACATTGACCCAACGGAAAGATTCAGTATTAACTCAGCTATTGAGTCAGCTGCTGATGTAGTACGCCAAGGAAAGGAAGGTTTCTCTTCATTCCTTGGAGAGACAGGTAACTCTCTTGCTAAGTACACCACTGATGCTATTGTGCCAGGTGCTGCGATTGCAGGAGGAGTAGTTACAGCCGTAGGAGGAGGTAAGCTTGCTGTCAAGGCCCTTAAAGCTGGAGGACCTCGCTCTGTTGCTTTAGGCAATACCTTAGGTAAAGCTGGGTCTGTCTTAGGTAAAGGAATAGTCAGGGGAGGAGGTGCTGGATTGGCTATCGCTGGAACTAGGGCGGTTACTGGAGTGGAAGACGATGGAGGCATAGCAGACTCTCTTATGGATATTGGAGAGTTCACAGCAATGGGAGCCGCTGTAGGCTCAATGGTTACTCCTGGACTAGGTACAGCAATAGGTGCCGGTGTTGGTGCCGTTATAGGTGCAGGTAATGAAATATACGAATGGGCCTCACAGCCATCGCCTGATACTATACCAAGCACTAGCTTAGGAGTAGCCTCACCTCAGTCCTCATCAAACGCTGGAGCAAGCCTAAACAGTAACGTAACTGTGAATGTTGAGGTATCTCCCGATGGAGTACAAACTACCGTAAATGACAATGGTAATGAGTACATCGACACAAGCACAACCTACAGCCAAGACTAGGAGGCCGTATGACTATTAAAAGATTTGGCCAAGCAGTTAAGTTGGAAGTGTTTGGCCCGGATAGAGAGACAGTATTATTTGACTCAGATGGGTTGAGAGTAGACTTTGACATTGTAAACATTCCAGGTTTTTCAAGAGCCACTTTCAAAGTATGGAACATGGATGAGAAAATGATTAAGCAAGTACAGCATGGTGAGCGCTATTGCAGGCTCACCTGTACTTTGCATGATGATGCTCCCATGGTAATAGCGGATGGGTTCTACATCTCGAATGCTTATGAGCAGACTATAGTACCAGATAGTGTGACAAATATCTTCGGGTACTCTGCCCTAAGAAAGGACTTCCTTAACAAGCAGATTAAGTTAACTGTTAAGGATCCTTCACTTAGGAATATAATGACTCAAATATCTCAAGAAATTAAATCTAGACCTGATAATAAGTTCAGGGGTAAGGTTATATACAGAAACTTCCCTGGAGCTGACCTGGATTATATACCTCCTAGAACTTATAAATCTAGGACAGGGTCAGTAGAGGGACTTCTTGAAAATATAAGCAAACCTAGATTTAAGTACTTTACGATAGGTGAAGATATTGTTTTAATGTACCAGCCTACTGCCGACAACCTTGACCAAACTGATCTAGCAACCCGAAAGGATACAATAGAAATAGATCCTAACAACCTAAGCTCAGCCCCTAAGATTGGGCCTGGTCAGTTAGTCCTTGAATGTAATTTAGACTCAGGAATCTACCCTACATCTATTTTAGATATTTCTAATATAGTGACAGCAGTAGTAGATGCCGAGGATAAGACCTTACAATTAGCTCCTAAGTATTTAAAAGAGGCAATAGCAGGGTTTACTAAATACCAAGCACTTACTGTACAACATCGTGGATCAAACTTCACTAGACAGTGGGATACCATTGTAACAGCGTCTAGCCCTACTAAGGGCAAAGACTCACCAATAAGAGGATGGAATGTGTAATGGCTAAACCAACACCATGCCGCATAACCTTCACAGATGCAGACACTGGGATCGAGCAACAAATTCGGTTCCATGCTGTGATGGTAGAGCAACACGCAGCAAAGAGCGTCATTACCAAGTTCCCGGTCATGACAGGCTATGAGGTATCTCGTAATGCTATTAAAAAGAATAGGGAGTTTACTGTAACGGCTGTGATTAGTAATACAGTACTGGAAGATGCCAACAACTATGATGTAATGACAGGGGATATTAGCAAAACCATGCATAAAGCTTGTTCTGAATTAGTGGACAACGCACAGGTATGCCAAGTAGTCTCCAACCTTGGAAACTACGACCCGGTAGTATTTAATAGCTATACAACTAAGACTGACAAAGATTGGTCCAATGCTATAATGATAATCCTAAAGGGAGAGCAGCTTCAGGTAAAAGGTAATTTGAACAAGACTGCACCTACTGAGTTGGCATTTAAAGTATTATCAGATGCTGAGGCAGAGGTCCGTAGAGATGAACTGTACGCACAAGGTTATGATATTAGTTTAGAAACATCCTTGCATGAGTGTACTATGCCTCTCGGTACTGACTTTGTAGTAGAGAACCATACTGAGCAAGGTGTTCCTAAGAAGACCACCTTCATAAATACTGGACAGGACAACACCACAGATGCGTATAATTACCAAGTGCATCGGGAGCTTGATACTGTAGCAGGAGATAGTGGACAGACAGAGCAAGGGGAGCTAACCAGATCTATTTACGGATCTTACTTCGAGGATATCTATATCTCTGATGTGGGAGGTCCCTTAGATACAGAAGGTACAAGCAACTTCATAGTAGCCCCTAGTGCCGACTCAGCCACTAGTACTAGTCCTGACAGCTTTCAAGATCTGCCCTCCGCTGATGATGTAGTGGGATCTGCTTCTAAGAAGTCCAGTAACCCTATAACTACTATTACTAAAGTAGTCCCTAACGAGGATGCTATTGAGTCAGGTAACGTACTATGATAAGCCCTGACAGATATTGCTATAACCTACCTGGCCGAATCGTAGAGTACTTTCCAGACACTCAGACAGCTACTGTTAAGATCTGTGTGGAGAAGACTTACGGTGATACTGAGGTAGAGGCCAGTAAGGTAACTCGTGAGGACTTGAGAGATGTTCCAGTACATACCCCTGGTGGTGGTGGATGGCATGTAACCTTTCCTATAAAAGAAGGAGATACTTGTCAACTAACCTTTAGCCAGATCGGATATGACTACTGGCTGTTCAATGACAAGGATGAGTCAGGCACCCTCTCAGGGCTCCCTAAACCTCATCTGTACCGTCAATTCTCTGAAGAGGATGGATATGCCTTAGTAGGATATAACACGCTACCACGGGCCGTACAGGACTACTCAGAGGTACATAGTCAATGGAGGAACGAAGATGCCTCACAGAAGATCAGTCTAAATGAGGATCTGTCCATAGACATCAAAGCCGGTACTACTACCATAAACATTACTAAGGATGGTACAATAGCCATAGCAGCCCCTCTAGTGACCGTGACAGGAGATCTGACAGTAGATGGTACTATCACATCAAATACATCTGTCGTGTCTCCTAGCATGGTTACAGGCGGTAAGGAGCTTACTAACCACAATCATCCGGCTGGCACACCTCCAGGAACCACAGGAGCTAATAATTAATGGCTAATCTAGCACTAGACAAAGCCACCAACGATTTGATCAAACCCTCCCAAGGCCAGTCCAGAGTCTCCGAAGGTCGTTACACTGTCCAGCAGTGTCGATCTCGGTTACAGGTCTGGCTAGGTGAGTGGCAACTTGATACAAATCAAGGGTGGATCAACTACGATGACTTTGGCAAGAACTTTGACCAATTCGATATTGAGACACGGGCCCGTCAAGTGATACTTGGAACTAAGGGAGTCCAATCTATTGACTCAATGGATGTAGCCTACAGTAATCGCAATCTATCTATAACCTTCACCGCCACTACTATATATGGCGAGATTTCAACCACTGTCCCTTGGGGCATTTAAGGAGGCCATATGGCTGGCTTAACAGACGAAGGCTTCACAGCCGATACCTTGAGTGAGATACAGGCACGTATCGAGGGCAGGTTAAAAGTATACGATCCAGAGATAGATTTGGATCCAGCATCACCTGACGGGCAGAATGTATCTATCTTTTCTTTTGAGGTAGCTACCTTGTGGCAACAGTTAGGGATGGTATACAACAGCTATAACCCGGACATTGCATCTGGTAAAGGACTTAGAAATGTGGGACTGTTAACAGGCATTCCCTTTGGCTCTGCAAGTAGATCTTCTGTAAACCTTGCATTAGGAGGTACAGGAGGTACAGTAATCCCAAAAGGGTCTATAGTTGCTGACCAGGATGGTAATGAGTACAGTACTTCCTTTGCAGTTACATTGCCAGGGTCTACTGAGTGCGTGGCATTGCAAGCTGGACCTATTCCAGTAACCGCAGCCAATACCTATACAATCAAGACAGTTGTACCAGGGTGGACAACGGCCACTCAGTCAGTTGATGGAACCTTGGGAGGTATAGCACAAACTCCCCAGCAGTACCGCAACCTTCGCAACCGTACAGTAATGAGGAACTCTTCATCTGTCGCAGACGTTGTCGCTTCGCGCCTCTACGAACTAGGACTTGAACAGGCCTCAGTTGTTAATAACGATTCTTCAGTAGATACCTTACCAGATGGAACTCCTCCTAATAACCTGCACATAACCTTAGGAGAGTATTCAGGAGTAACTCAAGAACAAATAGCCCTCACCATCCTAGAAGCAAAAGGACTAGCCTGCCCTACATGGTCAGTTGGTAAAGATGCAAGCAACGGTGGTACATGGAAGGAAGTAGAAGACAATCAAGGAGTAACTCACAGAATCTACTTTGATGAAGCACAGCCTGTAGAAATTCATGTAGGTATGAGTATTACATTCCTGGACGAGGACTATGCAGGGGCTGTGGAGCAAATCAAACAAGCTGTAGCAGACGACATTAACTCTTACCTTACTGGTGAGGACGTTGACTGGTCTAGGCTGTTCGGAGTAATAACACAGTTCGGAAAGGCCTCGATAGATATTGCTACCTTCGTACCTCAGTTATTTATTAGTAATACAGCAACACTGCCCACTACCCCAGGCAATGTCTCTATTAGTTCTTTTGAGTACGCTACTTGCTCTGTAGATGACATTGACATAACTGTGAGTAACTGATATGAATAGTATGTATTTCACGCCTCAGGCAATACCTAAGGTAGAGGAAGATCTAATACCTCCTGAAGCTACTAAAGGCACTGATATTATGGAATCACTATTGCTTCAGCAGTATCAGAATAGTCCTAACTTGAAACAGTACATGGGGGCCTTTATAGCAGAACTGGACATACTCTTTGAAGAAACTAATAAAGTATACCTTGGCAGGTTTCTTGAGTATGCTACAGGCGCACAACTAGATGTCATAGGTATCATACTAGGGCAATCAAGATCTGTAGAACTTCCTACTTCCTGGTTCGGGTTTAAGAAGCCTGATGGCTCTAACCCAGCCGGAGCAGACCAGATGGCTGATGAAGCTACTCCTGCTGAGGGTGGTAGGTTTAGGGGCGAGGGTAGTGAAAACTTTACTACTACTCCTTTAGACGACTTCACATATAGAAAAGTACTGCTGGCCAAGGCTTTGTGTAATAATAGCCCCACCATGGATGTAAACACTCAGTACTTTATAATACAAGTGTTGTTAGGCAAAGTACCTGCCTTACTCGAATTAGTTAGTGAAGATACTCCAGGGGCGGCTGTAATTAGTAGTACCATACAGCTTAACTGTGACAGGTCAGAAGTGTCAATAGAAGACGCAGCATTAGTTGATTACATGTCACAGTACTTCATACCAACAGGTATTACATTTAATGTTAATAGAACTTAGATAAGGATCTAAATATGACAACTCAATCAGACCTATCCTTAGTATGGGCATCAGGTGGCGGACAGACCGATCCTGGGCCTGATAAGTATGCACTAGGCTGGGAAGCAGAGATACCTACTTTTCAGAACTTCAACTATGTACTGGCTAATTGTACTAAGAACATCTTAGTAGGAGCAGAACAAGGAAGCTATACTTGGGACACCAATGTAAGTTACAAGAAAGGTGTTACTGTATATAAAGGTGGTGTCACATATACGGCAATCAGCGACAACACAGGACAAGACCCTGCAACAGATGTATCACATAGTTACTGGACTACGGGAGCGATACTATCTAGTTCCTCTAACTGGGGCCTATCCTATAAAGATGGGTTCAAGCTAGGTACAGTAAACATACGTTCATCAGATAATGTGTGGGGCGGTAATGATATTACTATCCAGAATGGAGCTCCTAATGTATTCTTTCGTACTGCTAGTGGCTCTAATAAGAACTGGCTACTAGGTAATATTAGTGGCGAGATGGTATTAGTCGATGTAGGTACTACTAACGTGCCTGATGACCGGGATATTTCTTTATCGGCTAGTACTACATACAAGCTATACCATGAAGGTAATAAGCCTAATCAGGTAGATGTGTCAGGAACAATTCCTGATGCACCTGCTGATGGAACTATATACGGAAGAAGGTCAGGTAACTGGATTAAGGTTACTAGCACCACAGTATCCACAGCACCTCCACCGCCTTTATCAGGATCCGGGGCTGGCTGGTATAACCTTGATGATGGTACTACTTATATAGATATAGATGATGGTGATAGTTCTCAATGGGTGCCTCAAAGTCCTCCTGTATTATCTGATCTGGCCACATCTGCTGAGGTTAACACTGGTACTAATGATAAGAGTATCGGGCCAGCAGCCTTGGCAGGTTCTGATTATGTTAAGGATCAGCACTATGGAACATACAGCTACTATGAAGATAATGAACCTGACAGTAATGTATCTGGCAGATTATCTGGTGATACAACACTAGAGGCAGGGGCTGCTGACCTTCATGCTATGCGTATGGGGAGGATGGTTATGCTGACTGGATCTCTTATCGTACTTCTTACTGATGCAGACAGTTTGCC